GTTTATTCGTCGCTATATCCGCGTTAATTAGAGTGGTCTGATTCACGTTCGGCTCGAAAAATACTGCAAGTTTACCGCGATGGTACGCTGAACAGATTATATCGAACCTAAACGTTATATCACCTCTCCAATACTGAAACGGTGTAGTGGCAAACGACAGGGCAGAGGGCTGAACATATGTGGTGGCGGCGACGGGTACAAAAGTAGTGAGATTAGGATTAACCGCACACTTGAATATGGGGTCAGCCATCACAGCGGAATCATCATTCCACTGGAAAGTAGTAAGGAGAGATTCTACGCTACACAAATGTGAAATCGTCATCTCATCCTTGCCATCTCCCATAACTCTAGGGTCAACGGTAAGCTCTTGTTTAGGATCTAGGGTAATCCTAGTTGAGGTCTCGCTACCTATGACATTTGCCCCATTCTGGAATGGATTGTTCTTGACGATCATCGCATCCTGGATCACTACCGGTCGGGACCATCCGAAGATGGCTGAAATTTTGGATAGCGATCCTAAAGCGATCTTACTCGCAGTAGCATAGGGACCAATCACTGGAATCTGAGTAAAGTAAGAAGCATAGGTTGCCAGTCGAGATGAAATTTTCTCGACCGGACCGGTCTCAAACTCATCAGATTCAGTAGTAATGTCTATCTGGGTCGCAGTCTGAGTACCCAACTCTACATCCGTCATCCACGCATAGATGTTGACCGAAACCTCCGAAGGAGTAGCATTGATACACCCGAGAGGGGCAACGGAATAGATGTAAAGGGAACCAGCATTTTGAATATCCTCGTATGACGTTGTAGCTGCCAAGGCCAGTGCAGATGTGTTGAACAATCTATGCATAGGCTTGGTACTTATATACGGACACATGACATCCACTGGCTGATTATCCCGGACATCGACACATGTCGCTCCCGGGGCCTGGGACAAGTAGTTGAGAAAATTGAATCTGTACAAAAGGGGTTCCTGTGAGAGGTTCACATGGTTGTAGACAAGATTCTCATTTTTAAGAGGCCAAGGTTGATACGATGTCATTAGGCGACCATAATGGAACGGAGTCCCAGAAATAGCCACCCTAACATGTAAATTGCCTCTCAAGTAAGCAAAATTCCTTAATTTTGCCCTAACGGAGGGTTCCAAGGTGAAAAGGTCCCACACGTCCAGTTTGACACTAGTATTAGTGCCGACTGCGATCTGGAATGTGGTAATGGGGATAGGTCTTTCCAAAAAGTTGGCTAGATCTAAAAGATTCTTCTGACCTTGGCTGGAGTTAGACGAGACGCCGGCTACCGTCTCATCTGCTACCGTACCCGCGATGTCGATGACATTCTCAAAGGTGTACATGTTGGCACTCTCAATTGTGCCATCTTTCACCTCATCTGATTCGGCATAGATATCGCGGGCTTGAGTTTTAACCCTAATCAAGCGAGAAAGCGTTCTCTGCGTGGCCAGGTTATCCTCGATGAGGGACAGGTAGTGAAGGCGCTGATTATAAGCTTCTAAAGCTCTTCCTTGCGCACCTCTGCGGTACCTGTTCCGTAGTTGATGGATGTCCATCAAATCGACCACGCTGTTTCCGGTAACAGCAAAAGCTTCATACTCTGTGATTTGGCCTTGAAGTCGATGTAGTAGTTTTTCTAAACTGTCAGTGTATCA